TCCCTCGCTAGTCTGGCGTATCCTTCAATGTCTAGCCAGTGGTCAGGCTCAAACTCGTTGCCGCAAATAATGCGAGCTATTTTGGTCGCTATCATGTCCAAACTTTCTCTTGTTTCATAGCTAACCGTGCCGCGCCGCTCTACGCAATACATAGCGCCTTTAATGCTTTGCGCTACGCGGGCTACGTCAGCAAAGCTTCCATGCGTTTTGGCTCTCTCGCTTAAAACATCTTTTATTGCGTCACCCATGTTGGTGCCTCCGTGTAAGCATACTTGGCCCAAGGCTGAGATAGTTTATCTTGCTGATAATATTTGCGATATGCGACTACGCTATCACTGCATTTGTAATCATCAGGCATGCACTGCGGTACATCGGTCAATTTTTCGCTAGACGATATAGAGCTTGGCGTAACAACAAGCGGTGCAAGCAAGCGCTGGGTTTTGTGCTTTTTATTGTAGCGCCGCGTATATTCAGCACAAAGAGCTGTTAAATGTAAGTGCGCCCAATGATAATTTCCAACGCATTCCCGAACCCAAACCGCACTTGGATGATTTTTATGTGTGGATTTGTACAAGCCAACACTGTCGGCGTATGCGTCACCGTCTAACTCGCGGTGCGCGGTACTAAGTAGCTGCGCTGTTTCCAATATCATTTTAACCACATGCTTGTCGCATTGTTGCTGCGCGGCTATTTTCGGATCAGCGTCTAAGTAAAAAATATTCATTTTTTATTTTCCGCCTTTAACTCGTTATCGGAAAGACGCTCAATTTCAAATTGCCGCAACATCGGAGGGTTTTCGCCCCATCGATATGTGGCGTGAGGCCAAATGCCTAGCGCATCTGCCATTTTCTTGCGACTGCCAAACCATGCAATGGCTTCTGTCGTTTTCATTTTTCTTCCCCTTTGTTACAATTAGGTGTTTACACTATAGGTTAATGGATGTATATTGTAAACATCAAATCGCAACCGGACTGGCCGACCGCGATAAAAGGAGAAAGATTATGGATTTCAAAATTAACCTTCCCTGCATTGAATGCGACTCTATTGGCACCATCGAAACTCGCGTCAGCGTTGACCGCTACGTAGAGCATCATTGCTCGCACTGCGAGGACGGGTTGGTGCCGGTAATCGAAAGCTACGACAGCATCGCCGATGCACAAGCCGACTACCCGGAAGCGATTAGCTTCACTTATCTTTAAGGGGTGCATCCAAATGGGGGGTTTAAACGCCCCCCCCCCCAAGCAAAAGGAAAACAAAAATGAGAATCACTCAAAAATATTTAGAACGTAAAGTCGAACGGCTTAATGCCAAATTGGGATGGGAAGCGGGAAATGGAGACATAATAGAATTAGATCACGCGGCCTGTTATGGCGGTTATTGTCTTGTGTATAAAAATGGCTCTCATCATTTAACGCCACGCATGTCTGGCAAAGAATTGGATCAATATTTGCGCGGCGCATTAGATTGGATAACTTGAATTAAAGTTTTACATTCTGAATGTAACAGTTTATAACAACATCACCGCAACCGGCAAAACGCCAACCGCGATGAAAAGGAAACAAAATGAGCAATTATAATGGCACGTCAACTTCGCTACTTAAATTCATGGGTCGCAAAGAATTCAAATACGGTTTCGAAGATGCCCGAGCCGGAAAGGCTTGGCGCAATCCGGAAGAATTGCCGCCTTACGGAGACGCTGTTTATGAGCGAGCGCGTCATTTCGCGGCAGCTTGCCCGCAGATAGACAAAATCAAAGAAGGCCGGAGAGTTACCGAAGCAGCGTATTATGCGTTCGCAAAATCTTACGAGGAAGGAGAAATTTTATAATGGCAATCAATCTGCAAAACACCTCAACCGTTTCAACTAGCAGCATTGCGCTGCTAGTCTACGGCCAAGCCGGGTCCGGCAAAACGTCGCTTATACCGACTTTGCCAAATCCGGTCATTCTAAGCGCGGAAGGCGGTTTGCTTTCCATCGCAAAATCAGACACGCCGTATATTGAAATTGCCAGCATGGACGCTTTACGAGAAGCCTATAGTTGGCTCACCGGCAGCGCCGAAGCGCAAGCGTTTGACAGCGTAGCAATCGACAGCATAAGCGAGATTGCGGAAGTTTGCCTTGGAAACGAAAAGAAAATTAACAAAGACCCGCGAGCGGCGTATGGCGAGATGCAAACGACCATGGCCGAAGTCATAAGATCATTTCGCGATTTGCCGAAGCACGTCCTGATGACTGCAAAATTGGAAAAATCTCAGGATGAGATGGGCCGCATTTTATATTCCCCATCCATGCCGGGAAATAAAACCGGGCAGTCCTTGCCTTACTTTTTTGATCTAATGCTGGCCCTACGAGTCGAAAAGGATGCCGAAGGCGTATCACAACGCGCCCTCATGTGTGACAGCGATGGCCTATGGCAAGCCAAGGATCGCAGCGGAAAGCTAGGCCAGTGGGAAACGCCGGACCTCGGCGGGATTATTAAAAAGATTGGAGCTTCAAAATGAGCATCGAAAACTTGAGCCAAAATTGGCTTGACGCAAAAGAGGCGGAGAAAACGGCAATTGAGCGCCGCCGCGAAATCGAAGACAAATTGTTATCGCTGATTGGCATTCCAGAGAATTTGGACGGCACGGAAAATGTCGACACCGATAATGGTTACAAAGTCAAAATCACGGGCCGTATGTCGCGGAAAGTTGATAGTGAAAAAATACAAGCCATTGCAGCGGAAGAAGGTCTTGAAGCGCATTTAGCAAACCTTTTTCGCTGGAAGCCAGAGATCAATATGTCGGCGTGGAAAAGCGCCGACAAATCGATCACTGAACCGCTATTAGGCGGTATCACAACCAAGCCCTCACGGGCATCATTCGCCATTACAAAGGAGATTTGAACATGGCATTTTTAGGGCAGACTTTTGACATTGACGATATGCCGGAAGCAGAAACGCAGGATTTTTCGCCGGTGCCTGCTGGCTGGTATAACGTCAACATTGCTGGCGCAGATGTCAGAACGACAAAAGCCGGAACCGGCGAATATATCGCTTTGCGTTTTGACATTACTGGCCCAACGCATCAAGGGCGAGTCGTTTGGACAAACCTTAATACTAAAAACCCGAACCCAAAAGCGGAAGAAATCGCGCATCAAAATTTGCGGCAGATTATGAACGCAATCGGACTAAAACGGGTTGAGGACAGCGATCAGCTTATCGGCGGCAATTTGTCGGTAAAAGTGACTGTCAAAGACGATCCCCAATATGGACCGGGCAACGAGGTTAAAGGCTACAAAGCCATTGAAGGCTCTGCGCCTCCGGCAGCGGTTGCACACGTTGCAACTGTTGCGGCTACGCCAGCGGATTCGTCAGCGGCCCCACCTTGGGCAGCTAAATAACAAGGGGTGGCCGGGGGCTAAAAACCTCCGGCCATATTTTTATGGTTAAAATTCCAGAATCAAACCACACCATCGCCAATCTGATTGACGAACATCACGCGAACCAGCCAGACGAACCGCGTTTGCACTTGGGCGGTTCAATAGCAGGACACCCATGCGAGCGTTGGCTATGGCTATCATTTCGCTGGGCAGTGCGAGAAACATTTCCCGGTCGCATTCGCAGGTTATTCAGACGCGGCCACAATGAGGAAAGTTGGATCGTTGACGATCTGCGCGCCATTGGCGTCGAAATACACCAAACTGGAGACAATCAGAAATTTATTGATTTTGGTGGTCACATTGGCGGAACAGTTGACGGTATCATTGAGCGGGGTGTTCCGGGCGCAGAAAAGTCACGTCATATTGCAGAGTTTAAAACACACGCTCGCAAATCGTTTGACGATGTAACAAAAAAAGGCGTCAAAGACTCAAAGCCTTTGCACTACACGCAAATGCAACTCTACATGCTAGGCACAAAAATTGACCGAGCTTTGTATGTAGCGGTCTGCAAAGACGATGACCGCTTGTATATTGAGCGAATTAAATATGACAAAGATCACGCCGAAAAATCACTGGCTCGCGCTAAACGCATAGCAACATCTGAACGCATCCCGCCACCGCTATCGACAGATGCAAGTTGGTATCAGTGCAAGTTTTGCGCGGCGCATAGTTTTTGTCACACGAAGCAATTAACGCAGCACGTAAATTGCCGGACTTGCGCTCACGGCACACCGGAGAAAGATGGCACATGGTCGTGCGCCCGTTGGGCTAGAGGTGAAGGAAATAAAATTCCCGGCGATTTTCAAATTACCGGATGCGATAGCCATGTGTTGCACCCCGACATGGTGCCTTGGCCTATTAAAGACAGCAACGATCCGCATGAGGCCGTCTATGAGATTAACGGCAAGGATATTCGCAACGGCGAAGGTGACGCCTACGTTTACAGCAGCAGAGAAATAATAGCAGGCGGCGAAGCCTGTGGAGATGAACTTGTTGAAGAGGTCAAAAAAACCTTTTCCGGCGCAAACATTGTTGAAGTTAGAGAGAACACAAATGGAATGGATTAAAATTGCAGAGCGAAATATTACAACCCGCCACAAATGGATGGTGACACGGGACTATGAACCGCTTGGAATTTATGACTTACGCCCTCCAAAGCATTTAGAGAAAGATGTAGGGGCTTTTTTTCGAGCCACAGAAAATAGCAAAATATCTCTCGAAATTGTTCGCAAGCATGTTGAATCTGGTAAATTTTTAATGGCGCAGAAAAAAGACGGACCAATGAATTTTTCCATTTTGATAAAAAAGGCAGGGCTTTAAAATGCTCCGAGATTATCAACAGCGAACAATAGATGAATTATATAAATGGTTCTCTAGCGGCAAAAAAGGG